CCAATATTTTCGAATACTTCAATTGTGTTCTGTCCAAAGACATAGAGCTGGTTGTTTAGAATAGCCTCGCCAACGTTACCATCAGGCTCTATTTCAGCGCTTCCAAATGACAATGCTGAAAAGTCCTTGCCCTCGTTTGTTGTTACTAGCGAACCGTTAAAAATGTAATCTTCAGACAGATAGAAGAAATAACCATCCTTGTATTTAACATCGACAACAGTTCCGAATGATGTAAAAACTGGATCTGTTATTTCAGTTAATGTATTGGCGGAAAGGTCGAAGAAATAGCCGTTATTGTCTGTGATGATTACTATAACAAACCCATTGCTTGCCATCCTGACTGGATTTACATCTCCAGTAACTGCAATAGATCCCATTAATGTAGCTACACCGGCTGAATCAATCTCATAAAATGTAGAGTTGTAAGCAGCAAACATGCGGCCTTTTGTTTCTATCATTCCACGGCATGTAGAGTATGGAAGCTCTGTAAATTGCGACAAGCCTGGAGATCCAACTAATATTTGCGTAGATAGCGATTGGCCGTCATCTACATGCTTATACAGGTTGATACAGCGCCTATTGGCCTGCGCCTTGCTTATCGCAACGTATGTATCTGAAGCTAAATCTAATGGCTGTCTAGGCATTAATTGAAGTCCGGCTGCATGAACATTGAAACGCTTTCCTGATCGAATCCAAGCACGTCTTGCAAGTATGTCTGCGCTTTCATTTCAAGCATTTGAATTGAAGCATCGGCTTTATATTCAGGCGCTATGATAGATGCCAATTGATACGCACAAGCCAAATACCATTCGGCAGGGAAGTTAGGCGTATTGGCATTGTCATCAAATATCTCTAACGGGTTATTGTAAGAGAATCGCAGAATAGAGTTATTCCGATTTGATGTTGACCACACATTCATTTCACCATTGCCTAGCTTAGGCTGATAGTAAACCTGAAGAACGTCACCTTGGTTTGTTTTATCGGGATTCGATAGGTAGTCATTCCTTGAAACGATAGTGACAGGCACTTCATCTTGTAGCATATCCTGCTGCGTCCTTGCGCTGAATATCCTTAGCGGCCTTTGAATCTTTTCAGAGTAGGTGTAAACATAGCTATCAATAGCAGCGGCTGTAGTAATAGCACCATTAAGATATAACACGTTGCCAGTAATAGACACGATATTAAGCCACTCAATAGTGCCATCGTCCATAAGAACGCCGCAGAAATCCCCCGTAGCTTGGTCAACATAGTTTGCCGCAGTTACCTTGGTTGTCTCGGTGATAGTTGTTGATACGTTTGCAGCCCTGAAAGTAGCTGTTGTTTGTGTAGCTGTGAAATCAAGCGTGTAAGTGCCTGTAGCCGATTTGGTAGCTGTTGCTATGGATGTAGCATTGCTGATAATAGAGAAAGTAGCGCTTGTAGATGTTCCAATCTCATAGCCATAGGTGAAGCGGTATTCATTGCCAACAGTCAGCCCTGTTAATGCAAGTTCAGCATAGCCCGCGCTTGCGCCTGAGTTGGTAATTGTCAGCTTGCTTGATGCTACTGCAATCGCTGAGTTTGTCGCAGTCCATGCGTTAACGTCTGCGGCCTGATTGGATGTAAAAATATCAGCAGCACCAGACATTCCGGTAGAATCGTCAACCGTTATTGATTCATCAAGCGCAACACCGGCAACGGATAATTGCGAGTAGATGAAATCATCCGATTTACATATATGGTCTCCTGTTGTCCCAACCTGATACTTTTTAGTACCTCTGGAAAGAAACAGAACAGCATCTTCCAATGTCCATAAATGATAACCGGCTGCATCCCATGACTTAATCATGTAGTTAAGCGAATCAAGGCAGGTTTCACGATCTTCCGCGGCCAATGACTGGTTAGGGTCGTATGCCTTGCAAAGCAATAAAGCTTTCTTGATTATATCAAGTGCAGATTTGTCGAGAGTGTAAACGCCGCTAGATGCCATATTAATAACTGTCTAATTGTGATGGTGGAATATTTGGGACTGACGATACTTCATAATCAATTATTGTTGGATAAATTGATGCGGCAGTTGATATTGATACTTTCCCACCTGCATTTGTGGAGTAAAAATATTCAATAAAATTCGTTATAGAAGTTACAGCCGGAGATGTTGTTTGATGGCTAAAAACCACTCCGGATATTCGTAATTCTATAAGACCAGTATTATCAATGGAAACACATATCTGATCTCCAGATTGATATGTATATGACTGCGCTGGGTTTGTTGTATTATCTGCATTTGCAGTATTGCCTATAACCTCTAAAACTAAATTATCAGATGCAAGATCATAAACTAATCCAATAATAAGATTTTCTGTTGAAGATTCTAATAATTGATTATTTGCATAACCTATATAGATAGCATCAGTATCTGAAAATAATGTTTTATCTATAGAAAATCTTACTCCATGCTTTGCTGAATATTGCTGTATATCCACAGAGTAAGCAGAAACAAGAACTCCATTTGCAGTTGTAACTACATCAAAACCATTATTTTGTATTTGTGCATTATTAGTATTAATGCCAATTATAGTTAATGGATTATCAGGAGCATTGGCATTTACATTTACCACAGCCTGCTCATCCCTGACAGGCCAAACACGCTGATTGTCTTTCTTTGGAGTAATGATTTCTTGTGGTTGCTGTGGCTCCCACTCTGAATAGTGAACCCATCTACCAGTCCACTCTTGACGCATTTCTGAACGTGGATATACGAATCCGCTTCGGTCAGAAGTCATGTTGTAATCACCGACCTTAGCCATATATCCCGCCTAGATTAAGAGCCTATAATTGTCAGGCTCGCTGTTGCTGTTGAAGTTGGAACTACTAACAAACGTACACCTTCGCACCTGAACGCATAGTTGCCATCATCATTAGCCGTAACAGATGCCAATGTTTCGTGGTTAAACCATGTTTTAGATTCAGTAGTGTTCTGAATATCGCCAAATGTATGCTGTACCGTGCATGTAATTGTACCACTTACAACAAGGCCAAGGCCAACACCAAAGTCCATACTTCTAACATTAATAGGATAGGTGCGAGTTACGCCACCATTCGCCTGCAATGTTCCAATCACTAACGTGCCTGCAACTGATCCAGTATGAGTTACGCTTGAGACTGTAGAAAAGTATTTGGTTGTTGTCGACGTGCCAACGTTTGCACCTGTAACAGCTTCAGTTTGAGGATAACCATCAGCATTAGTACCAGTAACGGTAAACGTAATACCGCTATCATTACCACCGCTTACAATGGAAACCTTCTGAGCCATTCGAGTGCCTGCGCTTCCGGTAGCTGAATACAGGTAAGCAACACCACCAGATGCAAGAGCGCCACCGATTACGATAGCACCTGCTCCTGGCGATGCCGATACACTGATTCCATCAGCATCATCATTTAACGCAACAGTCTGTAAAACATATCTTGACATAAATACACCAATTAATTAGTGATTAGCTCGGCAGCAATGGCAAGCTGTACCATGTTGTTGCATCATACGAGATCAGGTGAACTGAAGTCAGTGCAGCAATACTGAATGCGTTATTAGCACCAACAGCATTAATTGCATCATCAGTATTCGGCCAAATCTTCAATACGGCATTTGCGCCATTTTTGATAATTACCTGAAGACCAGCAGCAGCAGCAGGCAATTTAACGCCTTTAGTTGCATCAGCAGCAGAAACCAGAGTGAAGCCAGTGGTTACAGCAGCGGCATCGGTTTGCAATGAGCCAGTGGCGGCTACGGTTGCAGTTGGAATGATCTGAGCGCCAGTTACAGTACCAGATACGTTACCTGTTACGTTGCCTGTAACATCAGCAGTAATCCCATTGGGAAAGCTAGTTGTCAATGAGGGCATTTCAAAACTCCATCGCTATGCGAAAGAAAAGAATTAGAAAGGGGGATTGCTCCCCCTGTTTTTAGCCTGCGTTACCGTAAACACCGTGAGCATCAGCCCAGCCAAAGCTCATACGGAACTGAGCTTTATAACGGCTAGAGCCAGTGCTGAAGGCTACGTCTTCGGCAAAGGTTACATCCTGGCGAATGAACTGCATCAAGCCGTCATCAGCATCAGTGATAATGAACCAAGCATCCACGTCAGTCAGGTAAGGGTTCTCTACGATACCGCCAGAGAGCAAACCTGATTCCTTGATAGCGTTGATTGCATTGTTGCCTGTACCAGACTGCAATTGGCTCTTCAGGATGCGGCTTGCAATGAAAGAGTAAGCAGGCGGGATTACCAGTTTTTGAGCAATCAATGGAACTTTCAAGCCACGTGCATCGGTAGCGCCTTTGATCTGAACAAGCATGTCTTCCAACGTGCTTTCGGTCAAATCTGAAGGAGTACCGGCCAAGTTGCTGTAAGTGCCGCCATTAGGGCCAGAAACGTGAGTTGCGCTGAACAAAGGCTTACCGTCGCCACCAGTCATGGTGTAGCCAGTATCGAAACCGTTGTTAAACACAGCTGCGCCGATGGTGTTTTGGGTTTGCATTGCTGATTTAGCCAAGGCACGTGCGCGCTTCTGCAATACGCCATACTTCTCATCGGCGATCAGTTCTTCAGTTGCCTCAATACCCAAAGCATAGGTAGTGTGGACAAACTTAGGAATGTAGCCCTGAGCCATGCTGTCGTATTGAATCGCATCGCCTTCAGTCTTGGCTTTCAGCAGGCCCAAGCCAGAGACTTGTGCAGCTACTTCATAAGCAGACTTGGAGCGTTGAACGTCATACATCATGGCGTTGAAGTTTGGATGTTCTTTTACAGTTACATCAAAGGTATTTTTCAGACCAAGCTGTAACAGGCGTGGCAAACTGCCAGTAGTCATTGTCATGATTAAACTCCAGTAGCGCCAGGGGCAACAGTAGAAGCGTTAATACGAACCAAAGCGCGATCGCCTAAAACGCCACTAGTAGCGCCTTTAAGCAGTTTCACAACTTGGAGTGGTAAAGTAGCAGTGGTCGCCAATGCTGAGCCGCCGCCAGTAGTATTATCAAGCTTCAAGTTAGAGGTATATAAAACACCGCTAGAAGTTGTTGCTGAGTAATAAATACAAGCGTTAGAACCAACATCAGTAATCGCCAGAGTGCCATAGCATTCGATTTCATACAGTGCGCGGGGGTCATCGCAAACGATCAAATCGGCAGCGGCAGAAGCGGCTACGCCAGTAGAAGAGAAGTTTTCATAGGTATAATCAGGGACAACACCGACAACAACACCAGTAATAGAACCGGCAGTGTCAGCAGCCAGAGTGGTTACTTGTGGAGTGCCATCAGCGGCAGCCGTACCAGTGAGCTTTACAGCGTCACCGATAGAGATTTTACGAGCAGCGGCATCGGAAGCGTATTTACGCATTACCAATTCCGGAGAGCTCGATCTTGCGAGTTCAAAGCCTGACATAGCAGACCTCCTAAAGTTTAAAAGTTAATCAACACCCATAATTGGGAATTCATATACTCAGAAACTTTAGGCCGTCTACCTACTTTCGAGTGGATTTGTCTAGCGCAACAGACTATTGTTGGAACGGATCGAGATCAGCATCACGCTGAAGTACATTTTTCCGACCATCTGGGATGTATTGACCATCGCCAATGTTCTGTTCTGATATAACCTTAGCAGAAGCCGCTTCTCTTTTCAACTGTAAATCTTCATTTCTGAAAATCATTGGTTGGCGCATAAGAATCATGCTTATACCATCACGTCCAACACGAACGCATTTCTCGCCGGAATCATCGGCCAAAGCGAACTCGAATCCTAGTGATTTACGCATAGCAACATTGCCGCCTTCATCAGCCACGGCATAGTAAAAGAAGTTTTCATTGTCTTTTGTATGCTCAGGATAATCAATGTACAGATTCATGCCACCGGCTTTACGTTGTCGGGTAGGCATTTCGCGCTTGTGTGCTTCAACAGCACGGCTTTCGTTTTCTACAGTGCCAACACCTGCTTTAAGCATTGGTTTACGGCCACGGGTTTTTCCTTCTACTGGTTCAAAATCACTCATAATCAGTTACCTCGCGCATCTAGCGCAGCTTGAATAAATGCATCTTTAGAAGGCCATGAACTTTCCATTCCCTCATACATGTTCTTTTCTTGTGCGGTTAAGTCATTCCACGAACCACCACCCTTACGCTGTGTGCGCTGTACAACATTGCTTTGGATATGCTTCGGCGCTTTAGGCTTAACATCTTCAGCAAATCGGCGTCCAACTTCCTCTTCAATCGTTTCAATGATCTCGCGGATAGGCTTCTTTTGCTGTACAAGCTTGGCAATCAGTTGATTAGCAAAAGCTGCCTTAGCAAAGTTTACGCTTGTTGGGTCATAGTTTGGGTGGTCAGGATTGCTTTCATTGATCCATTGATTGTTGGCGTCCCATGTATCAGCAATTTCCTTTTCTTCTGCTGATAACTTGCCAGGCTCTTCCTGCTTGGCTTCAGGATCTTTCAAATCAATAGCGTTGATTTCGTCAATCTCTTTCTGCGCTGCCTTTACTTCATCCATATCAGACATATTTACAGCATCACGGAAACGAGATTCTGCTTCTTGCAATGCCTTTTCTTTCTGGATGATCTGAAGCTTGTAGAGTTTATTCACATCAGCAAGGCGCTGCTTGAACTCATCTTCACGCTCTTTATCACGCTTGGAAAGATAGTCAACCTTCGCCATCATCTTGCCATCAGAGATAAACTGCTTCAGTGATTTAGCGCTTTCACCTTTGAAGTTTGGATTCCAACCCTTGGCATACTTTCGATCCTCTTCAGGAATTTCTGCAAGGTAGTCAGGTTCGTTGTTTTCTTCAGCCTCTTCAGGCTTGTCGATATTTTCTGCAATGAATTCCTCTAAAGGAACATCTTTCAACTCTTCATCACTCATTCGCTTCTTCCTCTATGGTTGCTGTAATGTCTGAATCCTGAATAAGCCGGAAGTTATCATGGCCATCAACTTCCCATCCTGCATAACGGTGCGTTTTAAACTTGTCGCCAATATTAACGCCCCAATCAGCAGGCGAATCACATCCTTTGAAGCCTTTGTACGCAATAGGGCCAAATGCAACAATTGTTCCTACGCACACGCCGCCCTGTTCGCGCTTTGTTTGCTCAACAGTAGCGATGATTATCCCGCTTTCTGTTTTCTCTTCGAACTTGTCCATTTCGACAAGCACATAAAAACCACATGGCTTAACCGGAATCATTCATCACCTTCCTTGCGCTTCATGGCTTCGATTGTTTCGATTATCTCTTCAACCTGCAAGGCCGATGCCTGCAATTGATAAACGCGCTTCATATCCTCTTCAGAAGTATGAAACGAAACTTCTCGAAGTGCTTCAAGTGCTTGTTGGTGGGTGATTTGTAACTGCTCGAGTAACCAAGTTGTTACTGAAGTGGCGTACCATTTCTGACAGTAGTCAGGGTCAGGCTTTTGTTTTCCGTGGCGTATCATTTGCTCTGAAAGCGTCTGCATCTTATTACCTCTATGGTTTGTGTCTGCCCATCACTCGATGGAACTTGCATTATACCTTGATTATTTCTTAACTGGTTTTTTCTTCTTTCCGCAGCCCATTACAGCCTCCTATTGGTTAAGTTTTCGGGTTCTTCTAGCATTTCTCTTTGCATTAAACGCATCTATTTGCGCTTGGCTCTGGAACAGCTTGGCATCTGCCTTGCGCTTAAGCTCTTGAGCGAACCCAAATAGGTTTGCATCGCCTGGCGTATCTTCAATGCGCTGCCATTGGCCTTGTACGTTCGATACAATAGGCGCAGCAGCTTCAGCGGCATAAGGAGTTACCTTATCCATGCCGTAGCCTATAACGCCTTCTACGGCCTTCCCTAAGCCTGACTTGGTTTCTCCTGCGCTCTCAACGTATGGCG